CTCATTCAGGATGTACTCGCCATTGCCCCTTGTTCCGTTCGCGTCAATCCAGAAGATTGCGTACATTTTGTTGACTCCACAGTCCAACATGTAAGCAGTCCATTTTCGCCATCCAAAAACGGATTCGTTCGCCCCAGTCCAAACAACCTTAACGCTCAAGATGGACACCTACGAAATCGCTATCTTCGAGCACTCCGACCTCTACGACGGCGACCAGGATGTGTCTCCAGACAAGGTCATCTGCGAGTTCATTGAGTACTACAGGCGCTACTTCATCTCCCGTAACCTGGATGAAGGAGACGTGCGGCTTCAGCGCGGGAGGACGTGGCTCTCCTATGCAGACAATTCGGGTGGCGACAAGCCCATGACGATCATGCTCGTGGGGTCCATTACAGAAGAGCTTGTCGCGAATCTCAAGGAGGATGTGGCGAAGGTGCACATGAAGACCTGTGGGGACTGCGGGAAGGAAATCAAGGACAAGAAGTGGGCGCTGTGCAAGACATGTAGGGACAAGTAGAAAACGGATTCCTTCACCCCAACCCAATACCATTTTCCATTCAAGATGGAGCAAATTAAGTCCTTCGCCAAACGCGTCTTCAAGGCTCTCGGAGCTGGCTTCAACGAGCGTGTTTATCACAATGCCATGGAGGTCCTCCTCAAGAAACACGGCATCCCTTACAAGTCAGAGCAGGTCATCCCGGTCATGTTTGAAGGGGTGGAAGTAGGACAGGTGCGGGCCGACCTCGTCGTCAGTGGAGACATTGTGGTCGAACTGAAGTCGGTTCGGTCCATCAAAGATGACCACGCCACCCAGTGTGGAATGTACATGAAACTTCTAAACATTGAGAACGGGATGGTTATCAACTTCCCTTGCGGGGACAACGAAGATGTTGATTTCCAAGAACTGGCGCTGGCATCTCCTGTGTGCAAGCGCTGCGGCCGCGACAGCCACATGGCTTCGGGGTGCTATGCGAAGAAGCATCTGCTGGGCTACGACCTGTAAAAACGGATTCCGTTGTGCGAACCATACAACTTTTACCCGCCAGAATGTCTTCCTCTATCGACACCGAACTCGCCACCCTGCACGCCCGCATCGCCCAGCTCGAGGAAGCCAAGAAGGTTCCTCCTCCAGTCATGACCGCCCACGAGTGTCTTGAGAAGGCAAAGGAGAGTATCAAGCGTCGACAGCCATCGGGCAAAAACAAAAGCCCCGTTTCGATTGCATGTAGGTTCTCGTATGACTCGATGACAGAGATGCTCGAGTCTGTTGTGGAGAGTCTCAATCGTATTCACGCGCGCCTGGATGCTCTGGAGAAGCACTGAAAACGGATTCCTTCGCCGCGCCACAACACACCTCAACAAGATGGTCTGTTCTTCGTGCAAAACAGCGGGGCATAACCGTCCCACCTGCCCCAACTTCACCCGCCCTCTCCGCCGCAAAACCATACGCGTGTGGGTTCCCGCACCTGTATGGGAGTGTAACTGTGGTCTTATCTTTCAGCATCATCGTCTTGCAGTCTTCTTGGGGCACCAGCGTCACTGCTTTGCCGTCAAGCACTGAAAACGAATACAAGGACCACACAAACCATCTTTTCAATGCCGTGCCCTCATTGTCGCTCTCAAAATCATCACTACGCAGTTTGTCCAGCCCGCCGTCCTCCTCCGAAGATTGTCTACGTCCCCAGCAACGGCTACCAGCAAGCGGTCGTTGGCGGGGTTGTGGGTGGTGTCGTGCAGAGTGTGTGTGTTGTTGTGTGATTACTTCGCGTGTGAACAGAACAATACAGTCTAACCTGTATAGTAAAATGAGCGTAGACCATATTTTCATTGTACACTACACGCCCCTTACTAAACGCAAAGCGTATCTGACCAAACGCTTCAAGGAACTCGGTATCACAAACTATACGTTCTTCGAAGAGTACAATCGCAACACGACAACGAAGGAAACGATGGACAAATACTTCAAACTCGACAACTTGACACCTGCCCAGATATGTATTACAATTGCACACCTTGAGATATATCGCAAGATAGCTGAGGCTGGGTATACACGGTGCCTCATCATGGAGGACGACGCTATCATCTGCGATGGATTCAACGAGAAGTTTGCATCCTACATGGAGAGGTTCCCAAAGGACTGCGACTTGGCCTTCATCGGGGAAGGATGCCAATTGCATGCGGAGAACATCGTACCCGAGCAAACGTGGTACTGTAAGATGTGGACGCGCACATGCAGTGGGTATATTATCAACCGTAAGACGTGTGAACGGATGCTTGAGACGGCCATACCCTTTACGAAGCCAATTGACCACGAACTGAACTATCAGATTGGAAAGAACAACTTTATCACCTATTGGTGCGAACCCGTGCTCATCGGACACGGAAGCGAGGGCGTATACAAGCCGTCATATCAACGGTATTAGTTCAATGCGCGCGCGGACAGGATGTACAGGAACGCGGCGTTCGCGAGGGCAAGGAACAGGGTGGGTGCAGACCGCAGGAACATTGCAAGGCCGCGCCTGGGGGAGACGGACATGGCGTAGAGCTCCAGGAGCAGGACGAGCGCTGTGGTCAGACCCACAATCCAAAACATGATGTAAAAGTAGTCCACGACCACCTGGTTCGAGATTCCCTTGGTAGCTTCAGTCTCGGCGGGCATTTTATATACTACAGAGAAGAACAATGGGCTTCTCAGTGCTCCCTATCGCCTTTGGCGCAACAATGGCGGTGCTGGACTTGGTGATGATGTCCACCGTGAAGCAAGTGCATGTGGGCACGTGGCCTGTTCGCACGGGCTTGCCTTTTGCCACCTTGGTCTACGCACTGCAGCCATACATGTTCCTTCAGGCCATGGAGTACACGGGCGGGGGTCTGGCAGTGGTCAACTTGGTGTGGAACCTGTCCAGCGACGTCTTGGTGACGCTGATGGGGGTGCTGTGGTTCGGTGAGAAGATTCATGGAGCCCGTTGGATTGCAGTGTGCATGAGTTTGGTTGCCCTGGCGTTATTCGCCTACACAAGTAAAGAATGAGGACAGCAGTGATTCTTACGGGCCAAGAACGGTCACTCCATAAGTTATACAAGCATACTCGCAAGAACCTGATTGAGCCCAACAACTCGACCCTCTTTCTGGCATGCGAGATTGACAATCCCGACCGAATGAGGGGCTACTTTGATGGAATCGAGATTGGTGGTGACGACATTCGCAGCACTTCATTTCGCACCCCAGACTTCGAAGCATTTACCCTCATGCTCCACTCGGGTGGGCGCCCCGCGCTGCTGGAGAGCGTGTTTGAACGTACTCGCCCAGAGCCGTATCATGTTAGGTACGTGCTTGAGGGTGCAAGCGTTCTTCAGTACTATCAGGTTCTGAAGGCGTGGCTCATGGTTCTCGAGTACGAACGCAAGCACAAGATGCGGTTTGATGTGGTTGTCCGTTGGCGCACGGATGCTCTGATAACCGAGAAGCTGGACCTGTCTGCCCTGTTTTCAACAGACGAACTGACGTGTCGCAGTCTGGGCTGTGCTCGGATTCGTGAGAAGTTGACGCCCATTGGGGGGTCCATGGACAGAGTGGTTGTCACTCTAGGCATGGAACAGACATGGTTTGCAAAGCGCGATGTGTTTGCGTTGCTGGGCCCGATGATGTACATGTACGGGTGCTGGGACAATGGGTCTAAGTACGCCTTCAATTCCGAGACCTTCTTCCAGGCGTTCTGCGATATGAACCACATCACACACTGGGGGTTCTGGGAGGACCCGTTGTTCAATGAGTCGCATCGCACTGCGGATGTCGTGGTCTCAGACCCTCTTGTGTTTTCGCTTGTGCGTTAGACGGCGGCCACCCAGTTGCACATTCTTGACGTGGTAGTGAGTCCTGCCTTCCTCGTCGCCCTCGCCGTTGTCTCCTTCAATATTCCCCAGTCCACTATCGCTCTTGGCATAGTCGAGTCTACCAAGTGCCTCAATCTTCGTTTTGGCTTCATCCAAACTGGAATAGACACCTATGATGGCTGCTCCACTTGCCCCTGCACTCTGTGTGTCATAACTGGAGAGGACAAAAACCATTTACTTATGACGGCGACGAGTTTTCCGAGAGCGGTACTTGGACTTCTTGGACTTGCGACGACGGCGACCCGCCGCCGCCGCCGCCGCTTCTGGTGGCTCTGCTGCTGCTGCTAATTCGAACGTATAGGTGTCATTATACTCTCCGACCTTCTGATCATTCACGATCTGAGCGACAAGTACCTGCCACACGTGCGTCGACCCCGGCTCGACGAGGCGCTTGGTACGTAGCCCTTCGAATGTTCCAGTCATTACCGTTGTTTCACCCATTTTGACGACGTACGTACGACCCTTCTCCAACTGTTGAAGCGGAATTGACATTTATCTAAACGCTCCGAATGAATTCCCAGTGCAGGTAATCACATATCTTCTGCCATATGTGGTCATGCGCAATCAATCGGTCCCGCGATTTCAGCAACGGAAAGTAGACCTTGTATTCGTCCAGGTCCAGTAGTTCAAAGAACTTGTACAGAATGTAGCTATAGCTTAAAAAGTTCGTGCGGTCGTTGGGGCAGTACAGCAAGAACGGTGCCTGAATCTCCTGGAACATGGCACGTATCTTCTCCTCAATCTCGGGCGTGATGGTGGGCGGTGGATTGCCGTTCAAGCGCGACAGAATGTGGGCCGCGTGCTCGTAGTACTTGGACCGCCCCAGCTTCTTCAGAATCTCGCGAATCTCCTTCTCCGTCAGGTCGGCAATATTGTCGATGCGACGTTTACGGATTTCCAGCACCACCTCATTCATCACCTCCTCTGGAATCATGGTGGATTCCTTGGCCTGAAACTGGTTGAGGATTTCGTTCAAATGGTTAATCTTCTTGTATGCGTAATTGTTCCGCTCTTTGGGCGGGTCGCGGAACGACTGAAAGTCTGAGACCACGAGCGAGTATTCCTCGGACCCGCACTTTGGGCACACCAGAATGCCCTCGGAGCTGATTTCCTCACGGGCCACATTGCACTGCGCACAGTGTTCCGTCTGCAGCTGGGTCATTTCAGGGGTCGCACCCAGCTTCATGCGGGCTGCATACTCGTCAAACATCTGCTTCCGTGTGGACCCCGTGTCCGTGGATGCCGCCGTCGCAAAGTACTTCAAGAACGTGTGAGCATCCTTGGGCGCAACGGTTGTCGCTGACGTGCCCCCAGACTCGCGATTGTAGTACCCCATCAGGATGTCCATGTTCTTCAGATAGTACTCCTGGACGGGGTCGGATTGTACGGCTTCTGCTTCCAACTCCTTGACGCGGGCTTCCCACTGCGAACACTGGATGACGTCTCCAATCTCATTGGAGCCGTGAACGGCTGCAATTTTCTCCCGTAATCCAGCTAATTCCGCATCCGCATCTGCCTTGGACTGGGTTTCCCTCAGTCCCTGGACAATATCTTGGTGAACCGAATCGAGCGTCCCGATGGACGCCGATCCCGTTTCCCGTGTCCGCCTCACCTTGAATACATCCATGGTGTCTATTGTGGCTGTTTATGTAGATGGGTTCGGGGCCTTCGGGACCTTCAACGCATCGGTCACTTCCTGCATGAAGGCGGGGTTCTGGCAAATCTGCGGTCTCTGCTTACGAACCGCGGATAGCAACGTCGGGAAGTCAAGTCCGAAGTTTTTGCACATGAAGTAGAGCAGCAGGAAGGCAGACCGGTTGATGCCCGCTTGGCAGTGGACAAAGACAACGGCATTCGGGGCTCGCAGAAAGGTGCGCATGGCGGTTTCAAATGCAGGATACCAGTCCAGAATCTTGACACGCACGTCGTCATGAGCGTCCAGCTGAGCGTAGCGACTGGGATATGACCGCCGAAACCATGCGGGAGAGTTCTCGCTGTATGCGCAGTTAATGACGTGGGTCACGCGATTGGTATTGACAAAGAACGGGGTTAGCGATGCGCCCGCGCCCAAGCAGATGTTGGGATAGACCCATGCAGGCGCGCTCATTGCTTATTCACTCCCAAGCCTCTTAAATCCCCACGCTACCGAGGAACACGGACAACAGATGGGCAATCACAACCGCGGCGCCGCCGAGAACGCCCGCGCCCTGCCACGACACCACGCCGCCACTGGTGTACATGGACGGCAGGTACTGGAGGAGCATGTTGCGCGGGGTCGACAGGGAAATGATGGCTGCAGCCACAAAGAAGCAGAAGTACAGCTTCAGGTTGCGGAACATGAATCCCATCTGGGGCAGGGTCGGCTTGAAGGACGGAATCATTGAGCCCTGTGTCGTCTGCTCAGTTGACGGCATGGGAATCAGCGGCGGCGCAGACTGATTGCCTTGCGGCGAAGGAAGCAGGGCATCCAAGGAGGTCGAGTCGCTGTCCATTGTTTATACTGAAGGCATCTTTTCACACGCCGCATCTTCCACGCGGTAGCGATAGCACTTGCCGTTCACCCGATTCGTCTTGGTCCGTATATCCTCCAGCGGCAACGCCAGGATGTAGTGGGTTACAAAGTCGCGGTGAAACAGCAGCGCTGCCAAACCCAGACCGACAATAAAGGAAAAGAACGGCTTGGCCCGTTCAAGTGCGGAGGTGATGTTCAGCATTCCCTTACTTCTTAAGAGAGGCAAGTAAGTTGAAGGAGTCTGTCTCGGACGTGCATGGAACCTCTGTGGCCTCCACGCGGACGCACCCCGTGTCCGTGTGATACACCAGCTTCTCATCCATCGGGTCGGGTACCCTGGACACTGTGCGACGAGGCGGAATGACGACGGACGATAGCAACAATCCAACGGTAACGCCCGCCGCGAACCAGATACCGTCAAGCTGAAACAACATTGTTTACTCCCCTGAAACATTTTGGGTGCGAAGGTCTCTCTCAATCTGGCTGTCCACGAAGAACCACAGCGCGAACTGGATGCAAAAGGACCACACGGGAGCCAAGGCGGCAATGAACGCCATGATGTACTTTGTAAGTCCAATCTGGGCAAACAGTCCTGCGAACAATGCGAACCACTGTCCATACTCTCCAAAGTTCGCCTTGGTTGCCGTCTTCCAGCTAAGGCCCATCTTGCCCATGTGGTCCCACGACTTGTACGCCCACACAATCATCAACACCCAAAACACCGCCACTGCTAACCAGAACTGAATCCTTCCTGCCGCCAAGGCCGCGGCCCAACTCAACTCTCCGGGCTTCTTCAGAAACAGACCCCACGCAGTCAGTTTGCCTAGGATGATAGTGTCTTCCATTCCGAACTCCTTGGATTGAAACCCATCCGGGTCAATGTACTTGACAATCAGCTTGGGGGGTTTGAGTTTGATAGCGGCTGTCGTGTCCTCGTCCTCCACAACCGCATTCGCGTCCTTCAGGTCAGTGAACAGGGTCTTCATCGGATATTCAACGTAGCCGTAGAAAATCTGGGGCTTGATGTACTTGACGCAGTTCACGTTCTGCGACCCGAACGAGAAGATTGCGCTTACGATACGCAATCCCCGAGTGTCTGCGGTGGGAAACGAGTACGAGGGTGCCCGCGGGATTGTCGACAGAGGCACCTGGACCATCCCTACGTTAGCAATGTTCTCATTCACGTCTCGCCTTGTTGGCCTAGGGCTTACCTTCACGGGAGGAGGGTTGCTCATATTGTTAAGAAGCAAACACAAGATTACCCAACCCGCTCACGATACGCAGGTAGTTGTAGGACTCTACATATGCATTGACGGTGTAGGTATAGGCAAATATCACCGTCGCATTGTTCGTGTTCTGAACAATGGTCAAGACCTGGTCGGCGGTGTACAATGAGAGCTGACCTGGGGGAATGACAACCGGATTTGTGCTCAATGCCGTTGACTTTAGTACGCATACGGTTGTGGTGGTGGGCGCCGGAAGCGTTGCGATAATCACAGTTCCTGGAGGCACAGTCTGGGAGGGCGTAACCGTGTAGGTGGACCCATTCACTGCGGTAATGGTGGTCCCTGGGGTCACGCCTACTCCTGACAGAATGGCACCAACCACGAACGGACCGCCCGCCGTCAGCGTCAGCGTGGTGCCCGAGATACCGCCCACACCTGCAAACTGGAAGATTTGGTTCGTAGCCGGCAGAGGCTGCTGCAGTGTCAACCGCAGAGTGGCCTTGTTGATTTTGCTTCCGTTAGCGGCTCCTGACGGCTGATACTCGTCATTGTTCAGGGCAAAGGAGTACATGTATACACCTGGAAGCTGAGTGGGTGTCGTGCCGCTCGCAAAGCGGTAGGTTTCCAGCAGCGAGTAGTACTTGGTCGGCTTGACCTGAAGTCGCTCGTTGCCGTCGAACAGCAGGGTGCCGTCAATCACAATGTCCTTGGGGAACACGGATGTCACCTGCTGCTGCCCAGATGCGTACAAGCTGGTCGCTATATCCGACGTATTCGCACTCCACGGCGCCCGCTTGGGGTCCGGCCAATTCGTGTAATTGTCCCATGCATTGGTCGCAATGCTATCGGACCGCCTTGCGACCCACGTAACACGCGTCACCAAGTTTCGCATGGGAAGAAGCACGTCCGTATTCGGGCCATATTGCCCTTCCGACCCCACGAAGCTGATTTCCTTCAGCAGGTAACTCTGGTCGGCAACCGCGAGCTGCTCCATTTCCTGTTCGCTCAGGTAGAAGAAGTTGCACTCCAGATATGGGTCGGAGTTGAAGTTCGCGACGCCCGCATTCGTGGGAGACCCGTTCGGCAGTGTCGGTGTCAGGAACAGACTCAACGGATACGACCCCGTTGGACGGATACGTTGTCCGTAGGTCGGGGACGTGGGGACAACGTCAATCACCGTGTACAGATAGTTCAGGGGGCGGACCGTGACGTTGATGTAGACCTCTGTGTTCTGAAGCGAGACCAGCGGCAGCGCAGAGCCCACGGATTCGCAGAACCAGAAATGCAAGGGCACCACCAGCTGACGAGAGCGAATGGACGGCTCGGGAATGGTTGCGCCTGGGAAAATCAGGGTTCCATTTGCGTCGCGCGCAGGAGTGGCGTACGAGACTGCGTGGGGATACTGTCCTTGGCGGTCAAAGGCGTTCGCGGGGTCGTACATCTCGGGCACATTGCCCACCATCTGGTTGATGGTTGACAACTTGGTCGCATTGAACGTCAAGTGGGAGTACAACTTCAACCACTCGCCAGGAATCGTCTGGATAACCTGTCCATTCATCATAATGTCAATGGTGTCAATCAGATTGTAGCCAATGTTCTGAATCCACTGAAACTCGTACCCAACGGCTGTGCACCGAGCATCGTATCCAGTAGGCGGAGCCACTGTGATAGGAACCAACGGAGACCAGATGTCGGGAAGCGTCAAGACCACGTAGCAATCGTTGAGGAGCTGGGCGTACCGGTCGATACGGGCCGAGAACTTGCGTGACTGAGCCACGTCAAAGTTGAGGTTGGACGACGAAAAGTCCACACGAATATGCTCCATGGCAAAGTTCGTGTGGCGCTTGTAGGTGTTGCGGAAGTGGGTCATGGACGGGTTGCCGTTAATCAACTCGTTCTGAGCCCCAACGCTCACCAACTGGAGAAGCGCACCAGGCATTTGTAGTTAAGGAACATCATTGTTTAATAGAGAACACCACTCTGTGAGCAGCAGTGGGATGTATTGGTCTTACCCAATCCGCTGCACGCAGCCGCAACGTTCACCTGGTACTGCGTGGCATTGTTCGCCTTCAGACTCAGGTACGTGGATGCAACCTTGTTCTTGCCGAACGGCGGCTCGGCCGTGTATGTCTTGGCAATCACCTGCCGCTTGACCCGAGTGAGGTAATCTTGAGCAGAGTTGACCTGCATTCTATTTATACAGAGCGGAGAGAATTGATACAATGCGCTTTGTATTGGTCAGCACGCACGTAGACCAGACCACTGGGTACGCCAAGGTCGCCTACAATCTCCTCCGCCAACTGTCGTCGGTGTCTCCAAAGGTCAAGACGTTTCACTTTGGATTCCAGCGCCACCCCGACCGCAAGAATGTTCGCAAGCTCCCCGATGGAATCGTTGGATACGATGCCGCGTCCAATGAGGACCCGCGCGAGGAGGGCTTCGGGTTCAACAAGATTGCGGAGTATGTGGAGATGGTGCGCCCCGACGTGGTCATGATTTACAATGACCCGCTCATCATCTGCAAGTTTATCGAGGCGATGAAGTACGACAAGGCCACATCGCCTTTCAAGCTGTGGCTTTACGTGGACCAGGTCTACACGGGCATTGCCCAGCCCCTAGTGGACACCATGAACAAGAGTGCCGACCGCATTTACTGTTTCACGCAGTCGTGGGCGGAGACGTATGCTGCGTACACTCCTGGCTCCAAGGTACCGAGTGTCATTGAGCACGGGATTGACGCGGCTGAGTTCACGTGCATGTCCCGCGACCAGCGCTTGGCTCTTCGCCGTAACCTGAAGATTCCCGCTGATGCCGTCGTGTTCCTCAATGCCAATCGCAACAGCCAGCGCAAGCGCCTGGACACTATGATTATGGCATTCGCGAAGCTGCTGACCTTCACCGAGGAACCCGTGTACCTGATGGTTGTGACAGCCATGAACCCGCAGCACGGTGCGTTCTACGACATTCAGCGCATCTTTATGAGCGAGCTGAAGCGCGTGGGTCTGTCCCAGGAGGCCTTCGCCAGCCGACTCATGATTGTGGACACGGCGCCTCCGAACACCCTGTTGGACGCACAGATGAATGAAATCTACAACCTGACAGACATTGGAATCAACACGTCGGATGGCGAGGGCTTCGGACTGTGCCAGCTCGAGCACCTGTACACGGGTGCCCCGCAGGTTGTCACCGATGTGGGCAGCTACCGGTCGTTTTTGAATGATGATGTGGCCACGTTTGTTCCGCCGTCGAGTATGCAGTACTTTGCAGGCTCTATGCCGCTGGGGTTCTCTGCGCCCACCTTCAACCCCGACGACGTTGCCATGAAGATGAACGACGTGGTCAAGACACTGGATACGCGCAAGGCGGCTGTCCGGTCATTCCCCTTCAAGAGCTGGACGAAGGTGTGCGACGGGTGGCTGGAGGATGTTCACACGGCGGCGTAAGTCGGCCTGCCCTCCAGAACCCAACGAATCTGTGTCTCCGATATCTTGCGCCCCACGGGAATCAGACGGTGGTTGTCGTCAAAGGCAATCCCGTCAAACACCTCTGCGGTCATTGGGTCAATCAGGAACAGAATGCCCTTGATGACGACGCGCTGGAGCTTGCGTGACTTGCGCTCCATGTTTCGCAGGTATGTGGCGTCCAGGTCCTCGGACTTCACAGACGACTTGAACGCCAAGTCTTCACCCGTAATGGTGCTGTCGAAGCGCATGCACGAAATCACTGGCTTCTCCTTGGCGTGGAGCTTGCGGTGAATCTCGCAGTCCACCGCGGCTTGCTTCAGCAGGGTCCCAATCTTCTGATTCACCTGGTTCTTCTCAAACGAAATCTCGTACAGATACTCGTCAGCCGACATGAAGGTTTCCACAGGTCCACCGCCCTCGTAGCGCTTCATGGCTGTGTCGGCACGACGAATGGGTGTGATGTTCGGAAACTCGTTGGACTTGGCCTGCTTGTCCGTAAACACCGCCACGTAAAAGCTAATACGCACTGTCCTCTCCTCTACGGGGAGCGTTGCGTGCGAGCAAATGCGAATGGCACGGCCAATGACCTGGTCGTGGCGCGCAGGAGTCCAGTGCGGCTCCAGAATGTGAACGTGGCGCACATTGGCCAGCGTGATGCCCTCTGCACCCGAGGACGACGCCATTAGCAGGCACAACAGCTTCTTCTCCCGGGCCTGCACGCTCGTCTTCAAGGACGCAGGGAAGGAGGATTCGTACTTGCCGTTGAAGATTTGGCGCGTCAGTTCGCGCTCCTCCGCTGACTCCTGACCCGTGTAGAAGGTGTATGCAGGCTTGGCGGGGTCCATCTCACCCTCCACCCACTGACCGTTGGTCTTGACAATCTTGTACACCTGCCACCCGTTGGCCTCCAGAACAGCCGAGAAGACGCCCAATCCCTCCAACTCGCGGTATTGCGAGTAGACGAACTGATTGCGATTGTCGGCCCCGATGGATTCTTGGATGTTCTTCAGCACCTTCAGAAACTTCGGGCTCAGGGTTGCCAGTGCCTTCTCCGACAGGTACTTCTCTGGGTTCTCCTTCAGCTTGGCCAAGATTTCAGGCTTGTCGGCCACCTTGTCCTCCGACAGCTCCTCGCCCGTCGTCACGCGCAAGTCTCCCGGCACTGCGTAGTTACACGCCAACCGCGACAAGACGCGGTAACTGCCCAGATTCTCGTCCATGGACTTCTTGCCCTTTTGCGAATCCATCTTCAGCTCCACCCAGCGCTGCTGCAGGTAATGCGTGAACTGCTCCTCGGACATCGGGACCTTCTCCAGCATCTTCTCGTCGTCAATGCGTCGGGGCAGCATGCGCTCATCTGCGCCCTTGAAATACGACACCAATCCCTGAATGCGCCGCTGGAACAGCAGGGGATTCTTGATGGACAGCCCGTCCAGAAACATGGAGGCGAATTCGCCGTAGGGAGACGGCAGGCACTCAAACTCCTCCGTCGTTACGCGCTCCACGGCAATCTCGGCGCCGCCCAGCTCTGTTTCCACCTTGACCTTCCAGCCGTTAATCCAGTCGGCGGGGACCGCGACCCACTTCATGTCGGCCTTGTATTGCACCGCAATACGGTCGCCCTTTTCATTGTAGACGGAGCGAAACTGCGGGGGATTGCGGGTAATCATCACGACCTTCTTAGCCGCATTGAACTCCACTACATCCACTTCGGGCTGCTGGCGGAACGTAGCGGCTAATTTCTCCTCATCCCAGCCCTCAATGCGCTTGAACGGAATCGTGATGCGCTCGATGGGTCCACGCAGCAGATTCATCAGGTACGCAATCTCGTTGGGGCGGTTGATGACAGGAGTGCCCGACAAGGCCACGACCTTGCATCGCTTGGCGTGGTATAGCGCCTGGTAGACGGGACCAACCACACCCTCCTTGTCGGCGATACGGGAGATGAAGTTGTGGACCTCGTCCACAATCACCACTCTGTCCTCAAACGGGTTCGGACCGTCGTCGGGCACGAGCTCCTTGACCGCCGAGCGCGTGAGTCCGTTGTAGTTGATGAACGTGTACCGCTGCGTCAAGATATCCTCAATCTGTGCACGAATCACATCCTGCTCTGTCTTGGGCAGGTCGGCAAAGTTCGGGGGCTGGTCGGGCACCGTGGAGAAGAAGCGGTTGGTGCGGTCCAAGAAGCCATCGGAAATCCCCATGGTCTTGGCCGTCTTGCGCGTCTCCTCGTTCAGCTGCTGCTGGCGCCAGTGGTTCTCGTAGGCGTATACAGGGTCGCCGCACTTGCGCAGCTCACCAATGTAGTTGGCACGAAGCGACGCGGGGGTCATGACAATCACCTTCAGGGTCGTGAGCAACGACTCGGCCACGGCAATGGACGAACACGTCTTGCCTGAACCCAGTCCATGGTACAGCAGAATGCCGCGGTAGGGCGTCTCAATGAGCAGGTAGTCCCGAATCAGCTTCTGGTAGTGCAGCAGCTCCCGAGCATTGGACTGGTTCTTGCACAAGTCCTCGTCCTTGTCGTCCGCATCCTGCGGTTCACGGGGTGACTTGCGGTATTTCAGGAAGGTGCGGGTAATGAAGTCCGCAAAGGCCTTTCGGTTGGGGAGGATGTAGGACATTATCCTATGGTGCGTTGAAAGTTTCTCAATAAGTAACAATGGAGAAGTACCAAGTGGGTGACTTTGTGTACTATAAATTGGAAGGGAATAGATACCCAGCAAAAGTGACCGGTCGGAACGGACTTACGGGAGTTATAATCACATTTGAGGGAGAGAGTCCTATCGTGGATAGACCCACCACCCCAGTCAATCGCCCGGAATTCCTTGAGAAGCGCGAACCGCGCGAGCAGGCGGAGGCATCTCCTGCTGCGGCTGCTGCTGCTGGACGCCGGACACGGCGCAGCCGCCGCACACGCCGTAAGTCTCGCGCCCGCAAAACTCGTCGCAGCCGTAAGTAATGGAGATTACACGGAAAAACCATCGCATCTGGATGGTGTCCATCTTTTTGTTTTTGATGGCAGGGTTCCTGTACCTCAAGCCCCAAGTTGCCTTTGGGCGTGAAGGACGGATTCGGCCGTTCGGGACGGGTGACCGCGAGTCCACCGTGTTCCCTGTGTGGTGGTGGGTGTTCATCATGAGCGTGGTTGCCTACTGCATGACCGTTTACCTCGCGCGGTTCCGTGTCTGAGGGTGATATGAACAAAAAAAACAGGATAGAACAAATGCCTCGGCGTAGACACGGTGGTACTTACAACGACTCGCTGGGTCAGGGTCCGAGCGCGGCCGAGCAGGCCGCTAAGGCAGCTGAGCAGGCGCGTAAAGATGATATCGAGCGCCGAACGGTCAATACTACGTACACGGAACTTTCCTGTAAAGGCGTTACTATAGATCTCGGAGCCAGATACGATGTGGAAATCCGACCAAAGCGTGTGAGGATAACATTCGAAGGCGATACAGTTGACCCATACGATGCTGTGCAGATTTATGTACCAAATGGGTATGCAGATACAACTATAATAAACAAGGGAGACAATACTGGCTTAACATCGAGACCATGTGGTTCAACGAGTCTGTGGTACCAACGCCTCAGCTCGCACCCCACCCGTGCACTAGGTACGGAATTTTTTGTATATATGAAGTTCGATGACTTTATCAAACAAAAGGTAACGGGTAAGGAAGTCGAATGGAAGAGTGGGAATGGTGGGATCGGACATCTTAACACTCTTACGGGTGTGTTCGCAAAGGTTCGGCCCCTCGCCTTACAACCTTCCCAGGCGCCGCCACCTCCACCAACACCCGCACCTGCGCCCGAGCCTGCCCGCGCGCCCGCCTTACAGCCTTCTCAAGCGCCGCCGCCGCCTCCGTCGCCACCGCCTCCACCGCCCAAAAAAGCGGCGCCACCTCCACCGCCCAAGAAAACGCCGCCACCTCCACCGGCCAAAGTGCAACAGCCTCCACTACCTGAACAATCCGAGGGTAGACCAGGCTTGACGGGTGCAGTTGTTGCCCGCGAATACATTAAAGCGGTCACAAACGCCGGCGGTCGTCGCAAGACCCGTCGCAGCCGACGCAAGACACGTGCGCGCAAATCTCGTCGTTACCGTAAGTAATGGCCAAGTGTCCGTATGCGAATATCATAGGCGCACCTGGAACGGGATACTATCGCCAATGGAGGGTCTTTGGAATTTCCGTCGTGGACACCGTGGTCACCTTCTTTGTGTTTGCTGTGCCCAGCGCGTGGTTCTTCAAGGGCAATGTGTGGGTCCATTTCTTTGTGTGGCTGGTGATTAGTGAGGTCTTCCACTATGCATTTGGTACCCAGACAGCAGGTCTGACGGCACTTGGCATTGACGTTCAGTGCGACTCGTAGGTCCGCACAATCTCCGTCAGCTGGTCCAGCATCTTGGCTCGCTCCACGTGGTGGGGGCGCACATATCCATGGCACTCAACCATTGTCTTCCAGCCAATCCCCGAAATCTCCCGCTTCTGCATGTAGGTCATCTTCTGGCCTAGATTCACGAGCTCGGGCTTGGACAGCAGAGCCACAAAGTACACGTGGCGATACTGCACGCCATTCAGGCCCGTGAAGGTCTCCTCCAGCAGAATGTTGTTCAGAACCACATACGCCTCGCGCGGCACATTGGTCTCCTCTCCGAATTCGCGAACGGCACACTCCAAATCCGTCTCTGTGCGCACACGGCGTCCCTTCGGGAACCCCCACTCGGGCTCGGAGTAGACGGAGGCAAAGTCTGCCACCAGCTTGGCCGTGTCCAGGGCATTGAACTTCTCCTTAGACACGACATACTCGTTAGACGAGTGGTCATCGCCCCACAGCTGCCGCCACAGCTCGTCAAACGGCTTGTGGGCAATGTCATACTGTTCACTTGTCGTCATGTTTGACAGCAAGCGTCCCACGTACTCGCTGTTCGTGGGGTCGTACTTGCCCCGCATGAACTCCGCGAAACTCATGCTATCCTTGCGCCGTATCATCAAGACCCGCACAGTCCCGACGGCCGCAGGGATTGTGGGCGTCTCCAGCACGACCAACCCGCACGATAAGACTGGGTCCTTGCATCCTCTGAACACGTGCCCTTTCTCTCCGCAATTGTTACAATACATTACAACTGTGTTCCGTTGTGGAGGCAGACTCCGTTTTTCCATTAATCAAATAAAGAAGTTCCCTTGTAAAGCACAAATGGGCGCGACTACAAGTGCTCCCCAGTTTCCAGCGGGGTACCTTCCCCAGGGGCCCTCTGGCTATGGACCGACCATGCCCGCGGTCTCGTCCATGTCCACAACATCGTCCGTTATGCTTGGTATCTTTGTTGGGCTCCTTGTCATTGTCGTGGTTGCGGCTGCGATGCGGGCAACGGCGGAAACGGCAACCGTGGACCAAGCGCCCGTGCCAATTTCAGGCAAGACGGGTGGTACCATTCCAGCTACAGGCATTCCCCTGACTCCAGGGTCTGACTATGCGCTCGAGTTCTGGATGTTCGTCCAAGACTGGGACTACAAGTTTGGTACAGAAAAGGAGGTTCTGATGCGGACGGCCGTTGGAGACCCAACCATTGTGAGCCCCCGTATTACCCTGCATCCCACGGACAATACGCTTAACGTCTACCTGACCACCTACGCATCAAGTTCGGGCGCCGCGGCTCAGCCAGGTGCGGCGAACGGGTCTTCGGCGAACGGGACCATGTTTGTGACTGCGGTTGAGAACATCCCGCTGCAGACGTGGTTCTCGGTCTCTGTTACCGTGTTCCAGCGGAACATGGACGTGTTCATCAACGGCAACCTGGTCAAGTCCTCGGTCATTCCCTCCGTGCCGCGGTCGGCCACAGGCAACCTGCTGGTGGGTGCCAATGGCGGCTTCTCTGGCTACGTGTGCAACGTCCATGGGCAGGGCAAACAGCTTATGCCTGCCGATGCGCGGTCGTTCTACGCCGCTGGCACGAGCTGCTCAAGCCTTGTCAACTCAGAGGGTGCAGCAGGTCCCACGGGCACTGTATACAACCTCTTCGGATACACGATTATCATTGAGGACCCGAGTGGTAAGAAGGTTACGGCCTCCTCCATTCTCAGTTCGGGTTCCAATGCTCTCACATGGAACCCATTTGCACGGGACACGTCCAACGCTCCGATTCGGGCCCAGTGTCCAGCCAACAAGTTCAGCGCCACTGGCAATGATACGGATGGACAGGGTACAGGATGCAGGGCCTGTCCAACGGGTGCGACGTCGGTAATGGGTTCAAAGAGGTGCACGTGTCCAACGGGCAAGACATGGGACGCGTCGGGAAACACGTGCAGTTAACCGAATTACAAACAAATCCCCAAGTAAAGGAATGCGTATCCTCCTGAAGTTCCCAACCCGCTCAAGGCCCCAGCAGGCAATGCGAGTGATTCAACAGTACTCCAACATGGCAATAAACCCGAAGTCTATCGGGGTTGCCATGTCGTGTGATTCTGACGACGATAGCATGACGCGCACGCTCGTCAAGGATGAGTTTGACCGTATTCTGGGCCAGTTTGGATGGCATCAGATATATTACGGGAACAGCAAGACCAAGATTGAAGCGTGCAATGCGGACATGGAGAAAATTGAGTACGCTTGGGACATTGTCGTCTTGGTATCGGACGACATGGTTCCGATAGTCAGGGGGTACGACGATGTGATTCGCTCGCACATGATAGCGTCGTTTCCCGACACCGATGGAATCCTGTGGTTCAATGATGGACACCAAGAGGACAAACTGAACACGTTGTCTGTGATGGGGCGGACCATGTACCAGTCGTTCGGCTACATCTACCACCCATCCTACAAGAGCTTCTACTGCGACACCGAATTCACCGACCTGTGCAAGACGACCCTGAAGAGCAAGTGCCTGTACAGTCCCACCTGCATCGTTCGTCACGAGCACCCGGGTAACGGATATGGTGGGTTTGACTCGCTGTACCAGAAGAACCAACTTGCGTGGACACATGACATGGACAACTACATCAATCGCAAGCAGTACCCTGTTGACTGGACGATTATGATTCCGACCATCCCTGGTCGCGAACGCAAGCTCCAAAGTTTGATTCAGTCTATCCACGAGCTTCGTCAACGTATCTGTCCAGCACTTCATATCGCAATTGCCGTCGGCTTTGACAACCGCGAGGTCAGCATCGGAACCAAGCGCCAAAACATGCTTCAGGCCGCAGAGGGCAGGTACACATCGTTTGTCGACGATGACGACACGGTGACTGCCCACTACTTTGAGGACGCCGCAGCGTGCATCGCGGGGAACTTTGACTGCATGCGCCTCCGCGGCCAGATTTCCCAGTGGACCTTCACACACAGTCTCGCCAACAAGTTGACCGACCCCATGGCGAATGAAACCACCTTCCTGCGGCCACCGAACCACCTCAATGTTATGAAGGCAGACATTGCCAAGACCATCAGGTTCCGCGACGCGATCAATGGAGAGGACCTGGATTGGACTATCAAGCTCGCACGGACGGGCTTCCTGCGAACCGAGTACCGATCAGATGAGAGTCGTATTCACTATATCTACGACATTGGCGACAGGCAGATAGGACAGTCTACGCTCACCCACCAGCGAACCGTGACCTACGAGAATCAGCTTAAGAACGTTCTCGTCACCACGAACACTGAGCGCCCGGTTGCCCGTCCCGCAGCCACGCAGCTCCGTCTGGGGCCTAGGGGATTCATGCGAACATAGTTTGTAGCATAGAAGCAATGCAGGTGTGGCTTATTGTCGCAGCAGGAGTCCTCGTTATTGCTGTGCTCGTGTGGTACTTCTTGGTGCCTGGAAGGACAGATACGACAATGGAGACAATCATTGCAAACTCGCAGTCTGGCAAGTCGGAGACCACTCCGGATGCCCGTATCTTCCGTTCCTTCAATCAGCCAGATGGCGCGGTCTTTACCTACGCATTCTGGATGGCGGTGGATGATTTCACGTTCAATTTCGGGCACCAGCGACCCGTCTTTAGCAAGGGCGACTCCCCGGGCGTCTACTTGGATTCCACATCCAATGCCCTGCTTGTCAAGGTCAATACATATGGCGGCGGACAGGGGGACATTCTGATTCCCAACATCCCCGCCCAGAAGTGGGTACACGTGGTGGTGGAGGTGAACCAGTATCGCCTGAGTGTCTTCATCAATGGCATCCTTCGCCAGACAGAGACGCTCAACCAGCTGCCCCTGCAGAACACGGATTCGTTGGTGGTGGGGTCCAACCGTCACGGTTGGGACGGCACCATCTCGGGTCTTACCTACTATTCCCGTACGCTGAAGCCCGAGGAGATTGAGAAGCTCGCGTCGCAGCAGCCCTCGGCGTCGGGTCTGATGCCCGTCATGCCCCCGTATTCAGACCTCGGGTGGTATATTGGTCCGTTTAAATCTTCCTAATGACTAAATGAGCTCAGGAGGCCGTCGTGGTGTTGACGTTTCGGGGGTTGGTATCGGCCCACAGCGTGGTATCGCTGGCCAAGGAATGCGGATTCAGAATGCGTCCGATGTGACGTACCAGACCAAGGTCCAGCTGATTTACACCACAAACAATGCGATTTCAAACTCGGGGATTGCCGCGTGGACGGGACGCAATGCCTACCAAGACCACACGCCCAACGGAAACGAATTTGTTCGGCAGTTCCTCAATGGATGGCGTGAGTGCGACTGCTCGGGCGGCGTTCCGCAAATGACCAATGGAAAAATCACTCCTTTTTCCTAGTCAGACCCTTGAGCTGTTTGCGCAGAGTGGATTTCTTCTCCTTGTCACTGCCCGGTGAATACGAGAAGAAGTTGGTCAGAAACTCAGTGCTGTTGCGATTCTTGGAGAGCTCCGAGTACAACTTGGTCTTTTCCCGAAGCATTCCGTGCAGGTCCTCCTGCTCCCCCAAGCAGTCGGTGGGTGTCAACAGCTTGAACCGCCGCTTCTGCGCGTGATGTGCCAGCTCCATCAAGCGCTGGGCCACACACAGGATGTACTGGACTGTATCCTCGTCAACTCCCGAATACACATACGCAAAGTAGAACTGCAGAATCGTCGGAATGCTCGCAACCTTGATACCGTCCGCGGTCTCATGGTAGCTGTGGCACGCACGGGTCTCGTAGAAGCGGTAGATGGTTCCATCGGACTCCTTCACCTCGGTGCACTCGGGCAGAATCGCGTCGGCAGCCACAACGTTCGTCTTTTGTCCACGCGTCAGCTTCTCAATGGTTTTGCGCTCAGCCAAGAAGGATACGGGTGTCGTCCAGCGCGTCTTGGACGAGTGACGCGCCACTGCATTGAACCCTAGCAGAACAATCTCCTCGGACTTCAATATCTTGAGTACGCCCTTCTTGCGCTCGGCGGTCAGTGCCTCCTCTACATGTTCGCTCTCCTTGATGCACTTCAGGGGGTACTTGTCGTTGAGGAGCATCATGCGCTTATACACCTTGTTCCAGCGCGATATATCGCCCTCGGGACGGGACAGTTCCAGGTAGGTGGACATGCGCAGGAAGTTTGGCGTCACATAGTGAATGCCATCCTTCTCATATCCTTCTGTCCACAAGCGGTCAAACAGCTGAGGGCTCATCTCCGACACGTCCGCCACACCCGTGTAATCCGCAAAGACCTTGAAGGTGCCAAGGTGCACGCCCGGCTTTACCTGGATGTCGGGGATTCCTGCAGCAAAGAGCTTGTCGGCAATCTCCATGGCGTGAACCTGAGGAGTCTTGCTATAGAAGTCGTAGTCAGGTGTCTCGCGCGTAAAGTCGTAGAAGCGGTCCTTTTCATCCAACAGGTTGTTGATAGCCGTGCCACCGTAACACATGACGGGGTGCGACTTCAGAAAGGCCTCAACAATCTTGATGGACTTCTTGATGTTCGGGTCCTCGGCAGCCTTCTGTTCCAGTTTCTCCAGCTGCTCCTCCGCGATTTTGTTGATTGTCGCGGTGTCGTCTCCCATTGTTAGTAGTCCGACAAAAATGGATTGCCTTTTCTTTTTTCCTTGTGAGGCAGCAAGATGCCCAGCCGTTACAATCTTCGTAAGCGCGGTGCCCAGTCGACGACGTGGGTAAAGGACGAGACCCTCAAGCAACCCGACTCCGAGTCCGAGGATGAGGATTACACCCCTCCATCAGAGTCCGAAGAGGAAGAGGCAGCAGAGACCGAAGACGAGGAGGAATCCGAAGAGGAAGAGATGGACTCCAGTTCTCTTCGCATCCCGAAGGGCGCCAAGGTGTCCGTCAAGCTGCACATCCACACAATTGCAGGTGGCAAGGGCGGGCGCATTGATGTGGAGGAAGAGTCCGAGGAGGAGTCGGACGAGGAGTCTGAGGAGGAGGACTTCATCGGCCACCTGATGAACAAGTACGTGCACCCCGAGCGCCGCGGAGGACTCAAGCCGTCGTCGCGGAAGCGCAAGGAGAGGGAGGAGGAGTCTCCGGCGATGGAGCTGAACGAGGATGAGGAGGAGTACTATGAGGACCTCTCCAAGTCCAAGCGCCGCCATCTCAATGAGAAGATGAAGAAGCTCTCCACGCTCGTCGTGGATGGCGATGTGCCCTTCAAGTTCCGTGTCTTGGACATGGACGTGTCCGACAATATCAAGGCCTCGGTCATCAAGAAGATTGACAATCTGTTCGAGATGTCTATGGAGGGCGAGGGATACAAGCTTCGTGCGTGGGTGGAGTCGTTCCTTCGCATTCCCTTTGGTAAGTGCGTGCCCCTGCCCGTGACCATCGCCGACGGACCCGAGAAGTGCTCGGCGTTCCTGGAGGAGTCCACGAAGACGCTGGATACGGCTGTCTACGGCATGGTCTCGGCCAAGACGCAGATTATGCAGATTCTGGCCCAGTGGATGTCCAACCCCTCATCTGTCGGCAATGTCATTGCGCTCAAGGGCCCGATGGGAGTCGGCAAGACGTCCTTTGCTCGCAATGGCGTGGCCAAGGTGCTCCAGCGCCCGTTTGAGTTCTTCTCGCTGGGTGGCGCGTCGGATGCCTCCAACTTTGTGGGCCACTCGTACACCTACGAGGGCTCCACGTGGGGTCGTATCGCCGACGCCGTCATGTCGGCTCGGTGCATGAACCCCGTGCTGTACTTTGACGAGGTGGACAAGATTTCCACCACGGCTCACGGCGATGAGATTGCCAGCATGCTCATCCACTTGACGGACCGCTCTCAGAACAGCCAGTTCCACGACCGCTACTTTGCCGGGGTAGACTTTGACCTGTCCCAGTGTCTCTTTGTCTTCTCCTTCAACGATGAGTCCAAGATTCACCCTGTTCTGAAGGACCGCATGCAGGTCATCACATGCTCTGGGTACAGCTGGGAGGAGAAGGCATCCATTGTGCGCCAGTACATCTGGCCCCAGATTCTTGACCGCATCCACCTCAAGGACCAGCTGACAATCTCGGAGGAGGCCGTCAAGTACCTGATTTCCGAGTTCTCCAAGGACGAGGAGGGTGTGCGCAACCTCATCCGTATTGTGGAGACGCTGGTGACCCGTGTGAACCTGCTGCGCATCGCAGGCGAGGCAACGGCCAAGAAGTACACGTTCTACACACCCATCAAGCTGCCTCTGCTGATTACGCCCGACCTGTGCCGCCGCATTCTGGAGGACACCCTGCGGTCAGGAAACGAATCCTTCAGGCACATGTATACATAATGAAGGTCTTCTCCTTCTGCCTCTACGGCACTGAGCCCAACTACTACACGGGGCTGCTTGAGAACATCGCCATCATCAAGCAGTACTATCCTGATTTTGATATTGTAGTCTACAAGGGCGAATGTGACCCATCGTGGGTGTTGCCCGAGGGAGTGACGATTGATGTGACAAACCGCGCAGGTCCCATCAATGCCCTGCTCCGCTACATTCCTCTGAACTACGCAGAGGTCGGGTTTGTGCGGGATGCGGACTCTCGCATTGACGCGCGGGACCGTTGGTGCATTGACCAGTTTTTGGCTTCAGACAAGTCGTATCACACCATTCGCGACCACTATTGGCACGCATCCAAGTTGATGGCGGGAACCTTTGGTTGGAAGCGCGCAATGACCGTGATGCTGCCCACGCATGAGGTCGGGTATGGGTTTGATGAACACTTTCTGGCTCAGGCAGTGTATGAATCCGTCAAGTCGGATATGCTGGTCCACACATCCTACCGCGCGCTCCAAGGAGAACACGCAGTCTGGATTGAGCGGCCCTTTGAGTCGACCACCGATTTCGTTGGCAATGTCATTTGGGACGGCAAGCCAAAGTTCGAGTACATGAAGGACATTCCTGCGATTGTATGCGAGCTCAGAGCCAATGACCAGTTTGAGATTGCCATTCGTTTCATGGAATCAGTGGACCCGTGGTCTATTCCATATGGTTCACGGGCTCGGGTCTTTGAAGCCATGTTCACCTCGTGCTACTATGCTGGACGGATTGCCGAGGCTCAGACGTGGCTGTCGCGATTTGAGTTTGCCGACCTTCATCCCCACATGGTTGTCAACTCGAACTACCTGCTGCCCAAGTTGGGGCGTACGGTGGCGTCTTTTGACTCAAGCCGTGAACCTGCAGACGGAGAAGTGGTGATTGTCTACGGCAATTACCCAGACTGGCATCACGCCCTTCCCATCACTCGCAAGCTGTACCGCCACGTATCCCTCTTTTCCCAGGTCGCCCACGACACTGTAGAGTCACACCCCTGCTGGGCTCCAGTGGACATTATCTACATCTTGAACTTGGAAGGCAGGTCGGACCGATTCATGGAGACGATGGCATCCTTGGCCCGTGTGTCCGCACCCCTGCAGAAGGTCCACCACTACCAAGGCAAGAAGGACTTGCCGCCCTACGTGGGTGCGACCAAGAACCATGTGGACGTCATCAAGCATTTCCAGGAGTCTGGACATTCCACGTGCCTGATTTTGGAAGACGACATTGTGTTTACCGACGACGTGTCGCGCGTCCACTCGTGTATCGCGACCTTCTTTGAGCGCGCCTACGACTATTCCATCTGCTTCTTGTCTCTCAGCAGATTGGGCGACCGGCTTCCCCACGACGACTTGTTGTCGGAAACCAAGCAAACCTGTACAACCTCCGCTGCGTACTTCTTGACGAAGCGGACGTCCCACGATGTGCTTGCGGTTGTCGATGAGGGACTGCGGAAGATTACGGCTGGCGAAGGCTATCAAAACGAAGGGTGCATCGACACCTATTGGTGTGGCCGCCTACCGAAGACATACTTCTTCAAGAACAAACTGGCGTTCCAGCGTCCTTCGTGGTCAAATCTGAAGCAGTGTGTGGTTGCGTACTTAGATTGAAATCCAATCAAGCGACGAGAATGGAATGTCAATCTGTGCGGGATTCGCATCGGCAAAACTCACGTAGCACGTCACCGTTGTGGGGTCGGACAACCGACACGACACGCAGTACTCTACGGCCGCCGAACGGAACACAAACGGCAGAGTGATGCGGGTCACCTTGTCAATCGACTGATGCTCGACAAACAAGTGGTAATACTTGCGGGGTTTGGAATACTCAACCACGTGGACCAGCGTCCAGAACTTGTCGCCAACCGAGATGGAAGGCGCGGACCCACAGAACGACTGAAAGAAGGGAGGTGTGGGAATGGAGCGACGGACTCCCGTTCGGTCAAGGACCTCAAACGGAGACCATCCGTAAATCATCATATCCGTGCCTTGGAAGGGCAGCCAGTTCTTCTCGCACGCTCGGCCGTGGGGAGACTCCAAGACCTTGCACTCCGAATACGTTCCGTCGGGATTGTAGCGCCCCTGCAACAAGCGCACCTTGCCCTCTGCATATTCCTGCGTCGTGGCCACGAAGGACAGTCCGTTCGTACTGCGATACAGCCGCAGGTCCTCCAACCCCAGTACATTGGCCGAGAACTTGGGCAGTCCAACCGTCGCTTGGTCCATCTTTGCAATCACCTCCATGGTCTCCAGGTTCACATATGCATTCTCAGTCAACACGGGCTCTCCAGGATGTGTCTTGTACTCTCCACCCTCCATCCAGTAGTTGATGTAGCGGACATTCGCAAGAGGGTAGTCGCACACAGAGATGGCGGTCGGCACGTAGCCGGGGAACGGCTTTGGGAGGCGTGGAAGGAGCTCGGTCTGACGGGACCAAATGGGCTGTGCGTAAAACTGAAAGTTGAAGATAACGTTGGGGCGGTTAAAGTCTGACTTGAGCAGGTAGTCCACACACGTGCGCATTCCCTTCTTCCGGTCGGGCTGGACGTAGTAGTCGAGAATGGTGGCCTCGTAGTCAAACAGGTACTTGTACACATCCGTCTCCAAGAAAAGCGCGTCGCGGCTCAGCGGGACTTGGCGGCCATCCAGCATGTACTGGTAGGCCTTGTAGTGCTTTGACTGTTCGCGGAAGTGCTTGGTCAGCTGGTAATGCGCTTCGGCGCGCGAAGGGCGCATAGCAATTGCCCGCTGCATCCACTCCTCGAACTTCGGCACGTTCTTCAGCTCCAGCCAGCACTTGGCGACCATGTAGTGGCTATACCAAATCTCCTCGTCCCATCCACCTGTGAGGATACGCTTCTTGTACATCTTCCGCGCCTCGTCCCAGCGACGCAAGCAGTGGTACGACTGGGCCAAGTAGAACATGGACCGACCGTTCGTGGGGTCCCTCTTCAGGTCTTCTTCAAGCAAGCGCACATCGCGCTCAAACTTGTCGAACTTGCACCCACCGTCGTTGCGGTCGTCAATGAAGCACACATCCCTGGCTAGGTGCTTGGTCGGTCCTCCCCAGTACTCGTGCGTCACGCCAATGCACGTCCAAGGGTAATCCATGCGGACCAGCCGAGTGTTGGGATATTCAAGCGTTCCCGCCACCTGGACCACCGTATACCCGGGCTCTTCCAGGTTCTGTTCCTTCAGCGTTCCGGCTTTGAAGACCATGTCTGCGTCCAGCAGGAGTCCATAGGTATCCTTCAGGTCCCAGCACTGCTCCTTCAGGTACGCATGCGCTCGCTGGAAACTGACGGTGCGGTTGTATCCGAAATCCTTCCAAGGCTCAACCGTCACACATCCGACCTGGTTCTCAAGGAACTCCTCAGCAATCTCTACCGTGGTGTCGGATGACCCGGTGTCCAGAATGCAGTAGGCGTCCACGACTCCCTTGACCGCTTCAAGGCATCGCTTCAAGATTGCAGACTCGTTCTTGACCATCAAGATAAGTACCAACTTCATCTGCGTCGGTTTACGAAATCCAGACTCCTCGTGTGTAAACAAATGAGCACTGACTTTGTCAAGCAGACGCTTCGTGAGAACTTGGGACGCACATTGGTTCCCCATGTCGCCGACGGGTTCTGGAGCATCTACGACAATGCCAAGTCCGCGTGCGAGCGGAACAAGCAGCCCGACCAGGTTCTTCGCACGTTCCAGAACCTGCTCACCCAGGTGCCCAAGTGGTCCACCGAGACGCTCAAGAAGGAAGTGGACCGCATCTCCGCGGCCTCCAAGTGCGACTACATTGAGGACCTGCTGCTGGGTGTGTTTGTCAGCTACATCCGTGCGTTTGCCTCTCTTCAGCAGACTCAGTCCGAGCACGTAGACATTCCGTTCACGCGTCCGGCTGTTGAGGTCTTTGTGCACAAGTTCTACGTAGTGGCTGCCCGTGGCTTCTGGAGCAATGCGTACCTGTTCCGCACCGTCGGCATCACGTCCGAGCAACAGGCTCGCAATCGTCGCGACATTGAGGTCATGCTGGCCGACACGCTGAACGAGGTCATTGACAGTTTCATCCCGTGGAAGGACATCAGCAAGGCCTATTTCAAGGCGTCTGACACCCCCGAGGCTGTGGCTGTTGCACCTACACCTGCCCCCGCACCTCCAGCCCCTGCGCCTGCGCCTGCTCTGGTGGAGGCGCCGCCGAAGCCCGCGGTCAAGTTCGGCGAGAATGAAGTGCAGGAGTCCGACGATGAGACAGATGACGAGTCCGAGTCAGACGATGAGCCGCCTGCCATCCAGCTGGGTGAAGACGTGGGGCTGAATGACGACGACTTTGACTCTGAGACAGAGTCTGAGAGCGAAGGTGAAGTGGACGTCAAGCCGTCGTCCGAGGCTGTTGCGTTGAATCTGTGAGTTGAAAAAGATGCGCGCCAAACAAATGGAGGAAGTGTATTACTACGGAATGATTGTAGGAGTTGTCGTGGCGGTTGCGGCTGTGCTGTACTACATTGACCGCAGGTCCAAGGACGAGCCGATGGTCTTCTTGGACGGGGCGAAGATTGCAGCTGGAGCGGGTACGCTCGCAGGTGGAGTCGTCTATGCGTTGGGCGGTTCGGAGGGCACGACTGCGGTCACTGCGCCCATGGTTGCCGCTGTTCAGGATATGTTTGTAGGGAAGCCTGAGTTCTAGGCATGCACCACATGAGCTGGAATCGTTCGTTTGTTCTCTAGGTATGTAGCGACGATACGGTGAGCACCATCCAGTAATGTATAGTCCCCGTCCTTTACTGCTATCCATATGGGGTCCGTCTCACCTTGGTGGCGTATTGTTCGTCTGTGGTGCAACACAGAGTCCAGGTCGTCTTGCCCGCGTGGGCGGTCTTCTTTGGGATATGGGTCCTTAGAAAGACGGGCTGGATTAAAATTGCCTAGGGTTCTGCACTTTGATAGTTGAAAGCGAATGAGCTTGCTATCAAAGACATGAGAATACGAAGACGTCTTTGCCGATGAAAATATCCCTATCTTCACCGACGTGCGCACAGAATCTCTCAGGGCATCCATCTTATTCTGTGGCTATACTCGCGGATCCGAACCAGGCAACGGAGCCATTTCAGGTGGGGGCGCTTCAAAGTCGGCAGGGGCCAACTTGCGACTGTTGGTCATCTTCTCATCCTGCGGCAGGGACATCAGGCCGTACAATGCAACCAAGAAGACAAACGTGTGCAACGCAAACCCTACCGCCGTTGGGCAACCGCCCTTTGACGATATGGCACCACCGAACAACCGATTGCTCACGCGGAAGGACGTCGGACTTCCCAGCAAAAAGAACAGGAACGTCGTGTACAGCGAATACTTGAACTTCAGACCTTCGGAGAGCGCCATTATCCTTCAATCAGCAAAAAGTGTTGGCCCGCGGGAATACGCGGCACCACGAACTGCTTGAACTTGGACAGCTCCCGACGAGGAACAGCCGTGTCCTTGCAGTACCGCGCAATTGCCTTGTACAGCCCGAATCCGTGGTAGCGGTCGTGGTTGTCGCGCTTAGCACGGAACATCACGGAGGACCCATCGGGCAGCGTGGTCCACGCCAAGAAGATATCGCGCAGCGGACTGTCTGTCTCTGCGTCGGGGCCTTTCGGGAACATGTCCCAAAACACGGACGATGCGAACCGTGCCAAGTCAAACGACGGGTTCATGGGAACACGAGGATACGCCTGGTCGTAGAAGGGCTCGCAATTGTACTGCCCTCCCGCCTCCTCATCGGGCTTGAACTGGCTACTGAGGAACAGACGCGGCTCCTTCATGCCTTGGAGCTTGACCGACACACCCGCACGGTCAAAGTCGATAATCTTCAGCAGCTTGCCATACGTCGGCACAGCATAGCAGGTTCCACCCACATTGTAGAAGAGCGTCTCCTCGTTCGTGGATACGAACATGACATTGTTGCCGTGGAGGTCATTGTGCACGAATCCATGGCTGCGCTGGGCATAGGCAAGGGCAAGAACAATCTGCGCCACCCACGCCGTGTGGTGCGCGGGGTCCTTGGATGTCTTGAGCAAATCGTAGAATGTGCCCTCACACGTCTCCATCACCGTGGTAATCACCGGAACATCCTTGAACGTGGCCCATGCAAATGGCTCGTCGTCATCGTCCTCTTCCGAGCCCTCCTCGTCCGAATCCGTGCCGCAGTCACAGGACTCAATCTCGTATACATCTTCCTCCGAATCCGACGACTCTTCGCTGCTGTGGCTGGACTCAATCTCATAATCCTCTACGACCGACCCTCCGGTGGGTGTCTCCACGTGGGCCGCGTCCAGGTCGGTCGTTTCCAGCTCAATGGCCGCATCCTCCAGATCCACAGCCGAACGACGTCCACGAGTGTGCGTGAATCCACCCTCACCCTCGCCCTCGCGCAGACGGAGGTCAAAGGTCTTTCCAATCTGGTCAGCGAACCACTTGCGGTCGCACAGGTCCTCATAGTCGTCCGAGATGTTCAATTCGTGCTTGGTTGCGACAGCCGTATACACTCCATACACCTTCGGAAAGTGTCCACATCCGCTGAGAGACAAGGCAACTGACGTCATGGCACCCACGTAGCCAGCCGTGTACGGACTCTGCGTTTGTTCCTCCATCTCCTTGGCCACCTCCGCAGGCTTCGGGAGAGACGGGACCGCGTAGGAGCCCTTCATCGTCTTGTACGGACTTAACACCATGGTCGTCTTGCGGTGGACAGGCAGAACACGTCCCTTGGTGGTCTTGACGTGCGTCTCGTCCACAACCGTCTCTACCTCTTCGGGAAGCTTGACGCCATACTCGGACAGGTTGGACAGGCGCTCCGTCTTGAACAGCGTCTCCAGTGGAGGAAAAAAGGGCTGCACATGCGTCAGTCCCCATGACGTACCCTGAATCTTCGGAGAGCGATGTAACTTCATGTCCACGGACTGGGTTCTCAATTCTTTCACCATTGTCTTGGGATGGGGGAATGAAACACTGGGTCTGAACGCCCAAACTCTTTCCACAGGAGAGCACAAGATGAACTTTTCGCTGCGGAAGTTCGACATTGGGATGATTAAGTCCCGATGCGAGATTGACTCTCGCAAGAGCCCGATGATGGTGATTATCGGCAAGAAGGATACGGGCAAGTCCTTCTTGGTGCGCGATATCCTGTACAATTGCCAGCAGGACTTCCCTGTAGGCACGGTCATCTCGGGCACAGAGGTGGCCAACGAGTTCTTTCAGCATATGGTGCCGTCCAAATTCATTCACGACAAGTACACTCCGCAAATCGTAATGAATGTCATCAAGCGCCAGATGACCATGAAGCAGAAACGCAACACATCCAAGAACGGGAGCGGCGGGCAGTCCAACATTGACCCCCGCGCCTTCCTGATTCTGGACGACTGCCTCTACGATTCGTCATGGATCAAGGAGGAGTCCACGCGTTACGTCTTCATGAACGGCCGTCACATTGACATGATGACCATCATCACCATGCAGTATCCGTTGGGCATCACGCCCAACCTGCGCACGAACGTGGATTTTGTCTTCATTCTCCGCGAGAATATCCTGGGGAATCGTCGTAGGATTTACGAGAATTACGCAGGTATGTTTCCGACGTTTGAGATGTTCTGTACGTTCATGGACCAGTGCACAGAGAACTTCGAGTGCCTGGTCATTTGCAACAACGTGAACTCCAACAAGTTGGAGGACCAGGTGTTCTGGTACAAGGCCGCGGAACATCCGCCGTTCAGGATGTGCGACTCAACCTTGTGGGCGAACAATCAGCCATTCCATTCGGCTATTCTCGCCGCCGACGACTATACCCCCGGCGCCGTCCAGAAGAAGAACGCCGTGTCTGTCTGGGTAAATAAGCAGCGCGGCGACGGCGACGGGAAGTGAGGCGACGACCACCCGAACCAGCTTGCCCCTGCACAGCTATAGGGGATATCGGCGGTGCACCGGGGATAGCTATACGTGGAAGTGGTGGTCCACCTTGTCCCGCCTCACCGTTCAGTGCTGCGTCCAATTCCTCCGCCGCGACAGGGTTCGGAGCAGGAGCCGCCGCGGGAGGAGGCCCAGGGGGAGCCGCCGCAGCCGCAGCCGCAGCCGAAGCCTCAGCTGCTGCCGCCGCTCTCGTGACTCTCCTGGCGTTGGCTACAACTTCCCCGAGTTGCTTAGCTCCAGCCGAATTCAGAGCAGCCGTGACAGCCGCCTTCATCTTTGCATCATCAAACAAGCGTTTTGCGGCGGCGGCTGGATCAGGATCACGGAGTGCCGCTGCTGCTGCCGCGTCGAGCGCTTGCAGATCCGTTCCGAGAGCAGTCTGCTTGGCAGCGTCGGTCAGGTTTCCAGCCTCCGTTGCAGTCAGGATAAGTGCAGTGCGGATTGTGCGATAGACTGCGAGTACCATGATGACTCCCACCGCTCCGCTAATCAAATAAGGCGACGCAACGCCGGCAAATGTTGTCAGCTTCGCAATTGCAGCCGCTCCTACACTCGTATTGAACGCAGCATATGTTGCACCGATTGTAAACATATTGTCGCCAACAACCTTTCCGACCAGCGTACGGGTGGAATCTATGAAACTACCAAACGCACTTTTGGTTGAGGCATACGCTGCTCGCGCAGCCGCCTCTTCTGCGGCACCACCACCCCTGCGCCGCTTTCCGCCGGCCTTTGCCGCTGTATTAAGTGCCTCCATCACATTTGTATCGGTAGACTCATACTTCTTCATCCAATTAGCAAGGATGGCACTTGCGGCGGCCGTGTCACCACGTGCTTTTGCGAGCTCAAATTGCCCCAGAGTCTTATCGGACATCTGCCGCGGCTTTCCGTCGTAGGTAGTGTCGGCTTGATTGCTTCGCTGGGGAGGAGACCTTGAGCGGTCACGTTCCTTCTCGCGCTTGCGGTCTATTCCCGAATAGCTACTTACGTCGCCGGACATCTTTCCAATCTTACTTCATCCCAACAAATTACTCGCGGATGACGCCCTCTGTCGGATGGACGGGCACACTCAGGTCCATCAGCTGAGCGGGTCCGGATGCGGCAGCCGCATTGGACGCGGCGTTGGTGGACCCCGCGGCCTCGATGGCATTCTGCTTGCGACGACGCTCGTTCTCCTCCTTCTGCTTCTTGATGGAGTCGTCGCGCTGCTCGGCGAAGAACATCTCCTTGTTCACCTCGTTCTCCTTGTACTTGCGCATGAGCTCGTTCAGCTCGCGCTCGGCGTACTCCACCTCGGGCATCAGGTGCTCCGAGGGGTCCCACGGCAGCCAGCAGCCGACCTTGCCGATGTACAGGTTGTCCTTCGGGTACTTGCGCTGGAGCACCTTGGCGAACATCTGCGTCTCCTCAATGGACGGGAACGCGCGACGCACCTTGACGCCACGGATGTTCGTGCGGAAGTTGACCGCAGAGTCGTACTTCTCCTGCAGCTCCTTCTCGTGCTTGAGCATGAAGACCTGGTACTCCTCGTGAACGTCCGTGGCCTTCACCTCCTCGTTGCGCACCTTGACGAACTCCTCCGCATCCTTCAGCAGGTCGTCCACCTTGATGGAGTACTTCTTGGATACGAATGCCATGAGGTGCTCAAGGCCCTTGACCTTCCACTGGTAGTCCATCCATGTGATGAACTCCTTGAAGTAGAACTCGCTCTTGTCCTGAATGACCTTCTCGGGGCTAAGAAACGAGATGATGCAGTAGCGCTGGTTCGGAATCTCCGGGTCCTCGTCAAGGTAGTCGATGCGGCTGCCGTCGTCCTCGGTGGTGGGAAGCTGTTCGGTCTTCGGCATTTTGTGTGTTGGGCGTCCACTGTGAAAATACCTTTGGAGGATACAATGTACGACCTCTACACCCTGTCCATTGTGTTCTTCCTGCTGTGCCCCGGTGTACTTGTCCCCGCGCTCCCCGGCAGCGTTGTGTTCAGTGCCCTGCTCCACGCAATTGTGTTCTACGTCGTTGTGTACTACGTGTCCAACTACGTGAAGTGGTGGCTCGTGTGGATTCTAGCGGCCCTCGTCTTGGCGGGTCGTTTGACAATGATGCCCGCCCAATGAATTTTCTTTCGCGTCCAATGAATAAAATGGAGTCTAAGCCGAAGCCCACTGCCGCCCCTGGTTTGGACATGTCGGACCTGCTGGTACGTGTGATTAAGTATGCGCTGGAGGGTCTCGCGGTGGCCATTGCTGCGTACGTCTTCCCTGGGAAGACACTGAAGGTGCAGGAGGTTGGCATGATTGCGCTCGTCGCGACAGCCACCTTCGCCATCCTGGACATCTATGCCCCGAGCGTTGGGGCCTCGGCTCGCACAGGCGCTGGCTTCGGTATCGGCGCTGGACTGGTCGGCTTCCCTGGAGCCGGCCTGAAGGTCTAAACAGCCTTCAACACACTCGTAATCAACGTAACAACCCCTGTTGTCACTCCAGCCGCATAGCCATTCTGAGTCTGCTGTCCCACCGTCAGCAGCGTAGAACAGATGGGGCTCCCCGTCGTGAACATAGACATTGCCACTTCCTTCACCGTGTGCGGCATGCACATCCAATTATGCGTCGTCATCGACGCGTAATGGACACCGTAATTCACAACAATGGCGAGAACAACCTTACCGACTGCTTCCATTTACCATGAGTAGGCGACAATATGTTAATGCCTGAGTATGTGGTTCGCTATCAAGGACGATGGTTTAGCATCAATCCCCGCCCGTACGAGCCCGAGCGCCAAACCACGGATGTCGCATGGATGCAAGTGAAGGAGGGCGTATCTGCTGAAGAGGCCTATCGCAGGTGGTATGAAAAACAGCGTAGAATTTCTCACCTCTTTCAACAATGCAGTGGCTTGAGTCGGCCATCCTCCTCTTAGTCGTGGTCATTGCGTATATCTACTGGAAGCCGTGGCTTCGTCCGGCGGTGAAGGAGATGTTGGCAGGAGATGCGACTGTGTACTTCTTCTATACGGAGTGGTGCGGTCATTCCAAGAAGGCCATGCCCGAGTGGAAGGCGCTGATGGAAACACTGCCCGCGACGTACGGCTCCACCAAGGTTGTGGGCAAGGCGGTGAATTGCGAGGAAGATGTAATGACGTGTGCTGCCTACGGCGTGGACGCATACCCAACCGTCAAGCTGGAGACCTCAGGCGGTATCGCCGACTTTACCAAGCTGGTCACCGAGTCCTCTGTCGACAGGTTCCTGACTGGGGAACTTGGCGAGAAAGCGTGAGGCCTGTTCATACCCGGTGTCCAACATGTACTTCTTGTCTACATCGTTCACATCCGACAAGGGTCCGAGCTTCGGTTCGTCAAACACCAGAACATTGGGGTAAAGAGGGCGCACACCCTCACGCACGCTTGCGTAGACATTGTTCCAGAAGGCGCCAATCGGCATCTGCTCCACCACGGATGGAACCAGTGGACCCTGCGAGTATCCGATATGGAAGACCAGGGTGCTCTTGGGGACGACGCTCACGATGCAATCACAACTCACACCTCCATCCAGGAACACCTGGTTGTAGATGACCTGGGGTTGATAGACGAACGGAATACACGACGATGCCTTGATAGCAGCCAACACGGGGACCTGTCCCGTCAGCAGCGTGGATTTGCGGGTCGTCAGATTGCTTGCAAGAATCCACAGCTTCGTAGGCGCATCGGCAATGACCTTTCCGCGCAGGTCAATTCCTACCCTGTCGAATCCCCGCAGAATGGTCTCCTCGAGCAGGTCCATGGGGAACATGCCTTTCTTGGTCTGAAACGACATGGCTGCAGCCAATGAAATGGGCGGAACAAAGCTGGAGAGGACGAATTCGGTGTACAGCATGGACTCCAACTGCTCGACAGTGACGCCAAACGCCAAGCCCGTGGCAATGATAGACCCCACAGAACAGCCGTAGATACCGTCTGGAAACTCAAGGGGTTGTCGTTCAGCCAGGGCCCGCAGCCCTCCGATATGAAGACCTCCACGAACACCACCTCCACCAAGAGCAATTGAACGGAACATAGTGTGTAGACAAGGCAAGGATGCTGAAAGCCCGTGACGTCTGGAATGAGCAGGAAGAACGCAGGGAACGTCGTATGGCCGCCATGCGTCCTGTGCTGGCTCAATTGTATGCAAAGATTCGTGCCCAAGCCGTCCACAATGCCAATGCGCCCTACGTGGTCTTTGAGGTCCCCAACTTTGTCTTTGGGTATCCGTTGTTCCAAGTGTCGGAGGCACGCGAGTACTTGACCAAGACCCTGACGGATTCTGGGTTTCTGGTGTGGCCCGTCAATGACGGCAAGTATCTGTTGGTGTCGTGGCTGAAGACACAGGCTCGTGCCTCTCACCGCCCGCCGCTTCTGACCACCTATCGCCCACAAGTCTATGACCCGTCAGTCATGGGAAGCATGTATCGGTCCTGAAAATGGACATTGAATTTGTAAACTCATTGTCTCTCATGAACTGCGAACATCCAGACGCATCAGTTGAACTGGATGAAGGACAGAAGGTCTGTGTCTGCTGCGGAACCATCCTCGGCAGCCACATTGACGAGTCAGCCGAGTGGCGCATCTATGCAGAAACCGAGGGCAATCCGTCACGCACGGGCGGCGTGACCAATGAGCTGCTTCCCGAGTCGTCGTATGGGTCCATGATGATGCGCAAGCGGACGCCAGGGCAGTCCGAGGAATCCAAGTCAATCGGCAAGCTCTCGTCATGGTCGCTATCAAGCCATGGTGAGCGCTCGTGGATGGGTATCTTTGATGCAATCCAAAACTCGTGTGCCCGCATCGGACTTCCCAAGGCCATCATTCAGGATGCGTGTGCGTCCTTCAAGCGAGTGGAAGATGCCCGCAAGACGCGTGGTGAATCGCGCCGTGCTCTGATGGCGGGTGCTGTCTTCGTGGCGTGTCGTCAGCACAATGCGACACGCACCCACGAGGAGGTGTCTGGGCTGTTCCACGTCTCCATCCGAGCGCTGTGCAAGGGTCTGGCGCGCTTTGAGTCTGAGGTGTCGTCTGTTCTGAACACACAGTTGGGCATTGCCGAACGCATCTGTGCAGAGATGAATGTGACCGAGTCCGAGCGAACCCAGATTCTGTTGGTCCTCACGGAGTTGCCTGAGATGGAGCACACGCCCAAGACCATTGTGTCGGGTGTCGTCTGCCATGTGCTCAAGGGTCGTTTGTCTGACGTGTCCAAAGTCTCGGGAGTTTCGTCCGTATCCATTCGCAAGATGGTGGAGAAACTACACGCCAGTGCCGGCGGGGTAGAGACCAACAGTGGGTAGTGGAAAGTACGAGATGTTATAGGGTGCATTGCTCGCACCTGTATAGAGTATGTTACTTGTGGGCGACGTCGTGCCGTTACCCGTGCTTATGGCTGACCCCCCGCCCGTACTGATTATGCTCGCTACACCCGAGCCACTCCACCAGAATATCTTTGCGTCCGTTGATGTCCCAACCATCGTGATGCCCCTGCACAATATTCCGATTGCTGTCCCCGACACTCCAGATGAGCCCTCACGCGAATGGCTGCCTCCAATCATCTGCATGAACCCCGACGTGACTGCGCGTGAATTGCCAGCCGAGTCGTGGTCCAACGACAGTCGCCCGTAGCCGTCGTTTACACGGAAAGTGCCGTTGACGTCGAGTGTGGACTGCAGTGGGTCCATGCCAATGGCCAACCCATTTGCGATGCGGGCGTATCCTGAGACGTCCAAGACCAATCCGGGCACACGACCATCCCCGTCAAGGTACTGCATGGTCGCATCGGCTTTTCCAATGGCGATTGCGTTCTGCGACATGTCTCCAGCAATGACGACATTGGACCCCACGCCCACCTGCAGCAGGTAGTTCGTGGGCGCCGTCACGGGAATTGAATGTCCAATCGTGATGTTGCCTACCCCCGTATTCGCATTCCCCGCATTCGTGCCAATCCAAATATTGCTGCTGCCCACGATACCTGTCGACGCACCAAGGGCAATCGTGTTGCTAGACGTGTTCCCCGCACCTGCACCTCCCGTGGGGTCTAGCCACAGACACGCAGACAATCCGATGCTTCCGGGTCCCACGTTCTTTCCCACGAACGTAGAATTGGATGTGCTCGTAACACCTGCTGCACTGTTGAATCCAACGGCCACCACGTTGGACACATTGGACATCTGGCCTCCAGCGCCGTAGCCCAGCGCCGTGTTGGACGCACACCCCTGCAGGTTCAGGAAGTTAACGCCCGACAAGGTGCCCACAAACACATTGCTGTTGCTGTCCGACACATCTGCGCGCAGGCACTCAACGAGATTGGCTGTGACTGTGTTCACATTGGAAATGTCAAGTTCTGTCGTGAAGTTGGAGGTTGCAGTGGTGTAGGTGTAGACTGGCCGAAAGACCGAGGTCAAATACGCCTGTACTTTGGACGTGCTACTCATTGTGTAGTATCCACACCTTTTCGTTTAGGCAATAATCGCCGTATAGATACAATGGCATACACTCTGTTCCCGATTAAGTCGTCCGAGCAGCACCTGTATCGCATGTACAAGCAGAGCGTCGCTGTCTTTTGGACCCCCGACGAGATTGACTTTTCCAAGGACATTGCTGACTGGAAGAAGCTGTCCGAGCCCGAGAAGCACTTCATCGGCCGCGTGCTGGCGTTTTTTGCAGGGTCCGACGGAATCGTCATGGAGAACCTGGTGACGCGGTTTCAGGGCGAGGTGGATTCCCAGGTGGTCAAGCTGTTCTACTCCTTCCAGAACGCCATGGAGGGTATCCACTCGGAGACCTATTCCCTCCTCATTGACACGTACGTCAAGGACGAGGAGGAGAAGGCCAAGCTGTTCAATGCGATTACCACCATTCCGTGCATTGAAAAGAAAGCGGAGTGGGCGCTGAACTGGATGGGGTCCGACAAGTCCTTTGCCACCCGTCTGGTGGCCTTTGCTTGCGTGGAGGGCATCTTCTTCTCAGGCGCCTTCTGCTCCATCTTCTGGCTGAAGAAGCGCGCGCTCCTGCCGGGACTGACCTTCTCCAACGAGCTCATCTCCCGCGACGAGGGCCTTCACACGCAGTTTGCTGTGGCTTTGTTCCACACTCTGGAGACCAAGGTGTCACAGGAGACCATCCACGAAATCATCAAGCACGCGGTGGAACTGGAGAAGGAGTTCATTTGCGATGCCCTATCGTGCTCGCTCATTGGCATGAATGCCAAGATGATGTCGCAGTACATTGAGTTCGTGGCCGATCGGTTGGCGGTCCAGTTGGGCACGCCGAAGATATTTGGTGCACAGAATCCGTTTGATTTCATGGACCTGATTAGCCTCGAGGGCAAGACCAACTTCTTCGAGAAGAAGGTGTCGGACTACTCGCGAGCCATCGGCAGCGCTCGTGACGAGCTGCGGTTGGATGAAGAATTTTGATGGGATACATACAAATGCCTCGCCGTCACACAAGCCGTGGTGGGTCAATGGATATAGATGACGCTCGCAAGGAACGGAACAAACTCAGATTGGAGATTTACGAGATAGATGGCGAAGGTGAGTCGAACACGAAGGCAGACTGGGCGCGCCGCGATGTGCTGGCAAAGAAACTCAAAAAATTGAACATCCTTATCACGAAACTCAAGAAGAAGAAGGGTGGACGCGCGACTCGTCGTCTTTAACGGCGCATCGTACCACGACGGGACTTGCGACGACGAGAGCCGCCCTTCTTCCCGCGCAGCTGAGCGCTTGATGTAGACTTAAAGTTTTCAACCGATGAAAATGCGAGGTCTTCAAGGACCTTGTGATGATCGTATATATCCGAAAGAACCACTTGGCAGTCGGTCTTGGTCAAGGCGTCTTCGTCGTCCGTAGACCCCCGAACACTAAACCGATTGTTTGCGTGGTACAAGGCCTTCACCTTGCTTCCGAGCTTCTTCTTGAAATAGCTCGCAACAGCCTTCCTCTGCTCTGCTGTCGGCTCGCCCCCCTTCACCTCGAACTCAAAGTAGACGGTGTGCTTCGCAGGCATTTGTTGAACCGCAACACTTAATTCAGCGTGTACGGCGGGTCATGGTAGACCCACTCTGCATTTCCAGCACCCGTCTCCTTCAACTCTTCTTTACGCACTTGAGGAGTACCTCCAGGGACATCCCAGTACTCCCCTTGCAGTGTGAACCGATCGACTCCGTTGAAATACATCCGCAGAGCCAGCAACCCAACCAACAAGCCTGCGACCCAGTAGAGTGTCTTCATTTATGGAGTAGCAAGATTCTTCGTTTCTCTTGGGTGGAATCGCGTCTTGCGTTCACATCAAATGGAGCTCCTTCACGCCGCTGTCGCGCTTCTTGCGTCCATGGTCTTTGTCCTCGCGGGTATGGTCGGCTGGCTGTATTGGCAGCAGACGCGTCTGTTCCAGAACATGAACTCTGTGCTGATGGCCATCGGCGACATTACGCGCATGATTGAGAAGCCTGAGCCTGAAGCCGAGCCGGTCCCCGAGCCGGTCCCCGAGCCCGCGCCGCCTGCCGCCGCCCCGCCCGCCGAGGAGGAGGATGACCGCGCGTCGGTCGAGGAGTCGGCCACCGAGGTTGTGGACGGCCCGCCCGCGCCCCTGGATGTGGACTCGCTCCAGTCCAAGTCCAAGAAGGAGTTACAGGAGATGCTCACCAAGCGCGGCCTGCCGTACAGCAAGACGGACTCCAAGCCGACACTCACTTCGTTGTTGAAGGCAACTGCGTAGGTTGCGGTGGTGGTGGTGGCGGTTTCCGTATCCACGAAATCCTGATTGGCGCCGGGTCCTTGTACTTGGTGCAGTCACACGGCATTTATACAAACCCTCCCATAAATATCAATGAAGGTGGTTTCGTTTGACGTAGGACTCCGTAACCTCGCCTACTGCGTGCTTGAAGGCACGGCTCGGGCCGATGTCCGCATTACCGACTGGAATATCATTGACGTACTTGGAGAACAGGCAGGTGTCGGTGCCCCAAGATGTCATCAGTGCCAGACGGCCGCTCGGTATGAGCACGCGTCCAACGGAACCTTTGCGTGTTCCCGTCACACACCCAAGAAGAAGACCAAGGTCACCAAGAAGGAATTGACCAAGCTGACGCCGGCACAGCTGAGCGAGCATATCCGAGCAGAAGGCATGACGACCGAGGCAACCAAGAAGGCCGACTTGGTCAATCTGCTGTACAATCACCGCAAGCAAAACACGTGGAAGAAGTGCGTGTCGTCCGCCATTCAGGGGTCGGTCTTGGATTTGGCGGGTGCGCTCATTCGTAGTCTTGACCAGCGAGCAGCGTCTTGGAAGGGAGCGGACCTGGTGTGTGTGGAGAACCAGATGGACCGGAGGATGTTTGGAGTGCAGGCGATGCTCCAGATGTACTTTTGCTGCCGAGGGTTTCGGGTGCAGGGTGTTTCAGCGACTCACAAGCTGTCGAACATCGTGACAACGGAAGATTCAACTGCAAACTATAAAGGACGCAAAGCGACAGGCATCGCCCATGCTCGCGCTCTCGTGCCTCAAGTGTGGCAGGACCACTTCTCCAAGCATCCGAAGAAGGACGATTTGGCGGATTCATTCTTACAGGGCTTGTGGTGTCTGGAACATCCTACTAGTAAGTAGTAATGGACCCAAACGCGAAGGCGTTCGTTCCAGTCCCCGAACGCGTCAAGGCGGTCATTCGATATGTTATGAATCCCATCTCACCCGAATTCAAGATATCTGATATTGTGTGGACAACAACTAAATCTGAGCTCACCGTATATAGAGGGCAGTGTGCCCAGTCCACGAAGAACATACCGAGAGTCGGAAGCAACCCACTTGAAATCTCGCTTGCGTATGGAAAGCCCATCTCGACAAGCAGGGAACTCACGGACAAGATTCGTGAATTCTCATGCAGGCCGAGTGGACGGCTCTTTGAAATTCATGTGGTTCCAGGTATACGGATTGCAGACCTTCGAGACTCGTTAAAGGGGTACGATGTGAATGCAGACGCAACCTTTGAATTCCTCAGGGATGAACTGCCTCCTTCCTCTGCGTGGAAGACAAAGTCCCCTGCACAACTTCGTGCGGGATTCTTCGCAACACTTGGAAAGGAAAAGGAGGTCTTGCTTGACCCATCTGCAGGTCGGTTCCTTAAGGAATCAGGAGAGCCCGAAGATTGGTCATCTCCTGAAGTGAACGGAGTTTATGTGACTGGATTCTTCCCAAAGAAGGCAGGTCGTCGACGCACACTGCGTTCTAGGCGTAAGAAACGCACCTATCGCCGCCGAGTGTAGCAGTTCTTGTACGGACGGCAACTCGCCTTTTGCGTGAAGCCCATACGGCGGCACGGGGTCTTCTTGCAGTAGGCCCTTGACATCAGCCGCTTCTTCTTGAATACACGACGCGTCTTCATTGTTCCATGGCGAGACTTGCGTTCAAAGTAAATGATATCGGGTCGTGGGTTCTCTGACCTATGTAGGTGGACCTACGAGCCACGCTACTCCGAACGACCCTTCTCGCAGCTAGGGTCCAAGACGGGCGACTGGGTGTTTGTGAGTGGCTACCACTTGGACTCGTTCCTGTCCATTCGGTTTCTCACTCCGAAGAGGTTTGTGCTTGTCATTCACAATTCAGACGTGCCGTTTGACAGCGACCGACTCGTCCGAACCCTGCCGCGCGCCCTCCACATTTACGCAGTCAATACGACTGTGGCGCATCCCCAGCTGACGACGATTCCGTTAGGGTTCCCAGACAGCGGCCTGCAGCACATTCACTCAATCCCGTTGCAGCACAAGACGATTGAACTCTACGCGAACTTTTCCATGACGAACTACGGCAAGAGGAAGGAGTGCCTAGATGCGTTCGGAGGTGACCCCAGGCTTGTTTACAAGGACCCCCACGGGCGCACACAGATAGAGTACTACACAGACCTTCGTCGGTCGAAGTTCGTACTGTGTCCTGAAGGCGTGGGGACAGATACCCACCGCATCTACGAGGCCCTCTACTTTGGTGCCGTCCCCGTCGTGCTGCGCAACAGTCTGAGCTCCTTCTACGAGAAACTACCCATCTGCATCGTGGACTCGTGGACGGACCCGTTCTACGTGCCAACGGGAACCATGGCGTTCGGACCAAAGCACTATCTCACTGCGTTCCAACCTTAAGAAACGCACCCGAAGAAGAAGTAAATGGAGACCGACCTCCTTGTGAACCCCAATATGATGGCGGGCGGAATGGCCAACATTGAAACCATTGACCTGCCCACGCTCAACTTTGAGGAGTTCGGTGGCTCCTCCGCTCCTGCCGCCCCCGCGCCGCCCAACCTGGTTCCATCGTTTGAGAACGTGGGTCCCGAGGTTGTGGGTGGAATGCGCAACTTCAATGCCGAGTCGTACTCTGCCGCGCCGCAGATTAAGCACGTGTCCGACGATGCCATGATGCGGGAAAAGTATGAGATTCTGCGCAAGTTTGAGCGCCTGTCCAAGCTGGGCGTGCCGATGCGCAAGCGCTTCACGATGGATTCGTCCATGGAGGAGATGAAGATGGAGCTGGAGTTCATCAAGCGCGAGAAGTCCATGGATGCCACCATCAAGCAGTTTTCCGAGTGGTTCGTGACCGGCATGAGCGGTCTGGAGTACGGGTCCAAGAACATCCAGATGATGAAGGCGTTTGGCCTGCAGCTGGACGGCCTGTCGGAGGCGGCCCAGATGAACGTGGCGGACCTGGAGGACGACTTTGAGGAGCTCTACGACATGTACGGCGAGAACCTCAAGATGCACCCGATGGTCCGTATTCCTCTGCGCACGTGCATGATGATTTACATGGTTCACCTGACCAACCAGATGGCTCGCAAGGCACCCATCCCGAACATTGACGACATCATGCGTCAGAACCCCGACATTGCCCGTTCGCTGGCTGCGGCCGCCATGCAGAACCAGACCCAGCAGATGCGGGCTCAGCCGTCGCAGCCCGCACAGGCCCCGTCCAATCCGCTGGCGGGTCTCATGAGCTTCATGCAGCAGTCTCAGCCTCCACCGCCGCCGCCGAACATGGTTCCTCGCCCGCCGCAGGAGACCAAGCCCGTGCGGATTGGCGTGCGAAAGACTCCCCAGGCCGCCCCCGCGCCGCAGCCTGTCGTGAATGCGGCCCCCGAGATGCGCCCACCGCCGTCCATTGAAGAGCTCCTCAAGGACATCAAGCAGAATGCACCGCCTGCCCCGAAGAAGGCCAACAAGCCTGGGTCCACGGGCAAGAACAGCGTGGTAATCAAGCTTTAATTCTGTCTTCAATACAAATGCCCAAGGCCAAGCTTACAGCGGAGGAACGCGCATTTAATGTTGCAGACAAGAAGTGGAAGAAGGCAAAGGCAAAGGGCAATCTCAGCGAGGATGCACTCTACGCACTGGAAAAGAACAGGTTTGAGTTGCACCACAAGTGGGAGATGGCGGTCTCGGATAAGAAGGGTGGCACGCGCCGTCACCGCCGCGGAACCCGCAGCACGCGGCGCCGTTAAATCTGCGTTTGATACAAATGCCCAAGAAGATATCGACTCTGGAGCACGAGATAGCTGATTGGCAGCACTACAAGAAGTACGGCAAGTGGCTTGATGGAAAAAAGCCGTACAGGCCATTCACCCACAGCGACGCCGACGAGCAGATTGCGAAGAAGGAAGCCCAGATTAAGAAGATCAAAGCCAAGGAGGAGAAGGGCGGCACTCGCCGCCGCCGTGGGACCCGCAGCACACGCCGTCGTCGCTGAAAACGGACTTGGTTTCCCAATGGAGACGAACAAAAATGCCGACTCTTGAACTTCAACTTGCCAAGGCCGAGAAGGATCTCGTGGACCTTGAAAAGGTGATGAAAATTGGTCCGGGGTGGACACATTGGTATCGGAAGCGCCCAGACCAAGAGCACGGAAACGAGGCACAGCTGCGTGGACTCAGAGAGCGGGTTCGCCACCTCCAGCAGCGGATTGAGGTGCGGACGGAGAGAAACGAGCGAGCCGAGCAGCACGCAGCTGCGAAGGCGTTAGTGCAACTGGCACAGACGTACGAGTCGGTTGACCTTCCAGTTCACACATCTGTACCCACTGCTCCTGAGTAGTGTTCTGGAACGTCTTCAAGCAAATGGACACATCCTTGGCCGTCTTCTTCCCCATGTGCCGACAATAGTCGCAGTTCGTCATGACGATGTACTGCGCCCAGGGTCCTGTCCGTAACACCAATGCGTAGAAGGTGGACAACTGCTTCCACGTCACTACATTTTTCTTGTGGCTCACGTGCTTCTTGTATTTGCACTGGACCGCGTAGTACTTGCCGCCGTGCTCGGCGATAATGTCGATGCCCACGTCGGGGCGCTTGAGGCTTAACTTGGTCAGCAGTTCGTCGGGCACATCCTTGAGCAGCCACACGTTCTCCAGCTTGCGCACGTGCTTCAGGTACTTCACGCAGAAGTCCTCAAACACGTCGCCACGTACCTTCTTGTTGTCGCGCGTCCGCATCTCGGTGAAGGTGTGTGCAGGTTCATCGTACCACTTCTGGCACTCGGTTAGGAACAGGTCAAACAAACTGGTGCCGTCGGGGCGTTCGCGTAGGAAGAGAGCGTGAATATCCATCCTGCACCCTGCTTCAGCATGGACTGCACGAATTCGTTTTGGACCATACCCTGCACGAGCCCAATCAGAGTCCACAGGAAGTACTTGTTCCAGCGATAGCGGAACCGCATCAGGCAGAACAGCAGGCATCCAAGGTAGAAGCCGACAGGGAGATTGTCTAGCGCGAGTAGCGAGTGGAGGTAGTTCAGGCCCAGGGACCCAGCGTACAGCACGTGCCAACTCAACGGACTGATAATCTGCTTGCGAACAAGCGTCATCAGGAACGCCGCAATCTGAATCGGGAACAGAATGAACAGTGCCCTCTCCATGGACGGAGAGAAGAGTAGGATTCCCGTAGCCAGCACCTGGCTCACTGAGTAATACAGATTGACACGGTCACGTGTCGTCTGGGATACCCAGTCGGGGAACGGCATGTCGCGCATGGTGGTCACCGTGACCTTGTAGTAGATGGTCGCGAGGTCAGCGAGCACCATGGTCGTCAGCACATTGGCGAATCGCGTCCACGGGCTGGACACCTCATTCAGGGTGAGCGCCATGGCGACAAGCGAACGGGTGGCAAACAGAATGCTGTGTGCACGGAACTCGGGCCAAATCATGGGCGCATGAACGGACCGAATGGCGGGAAGGTGGAAGATGATTGAGGACCACGAAAGCAGGAGATGGAAGACCATGAACAGCCAAGTGCGGTCATCAAAGTACATCGTGCCGAACTTGAAGAAGCGTGCAAACTGAAGTGCAAAGTGGACGACGGAGACGAGACCCAGCGTCTTGTGAAGGTGACCGAACTTGCCGTCCTGGTAGGTGACGAGAGACTCCATGATGTGGTGAGTGTGGAGAACAGGCAGTACAATCCGTTTTTCTAGTCCTCCTCCTCGGCGAGCGGCTTGTCCTTGGCGTAGGCGGTGGACATCTTCTCCTTCTTGGGTTCGTTCGCATAGCCTTCCCGACTGCGGGAGGACATGCCCGACGCAATGATAATGAACCCTGCCGTCAGCAGCAGGGAATACACAAGGTCTCTCGTGCCGACGAAACACACTGCAAAGATTGCGATGCGTCGGAGGAGGAGGTTGCGTTCGTACACCTTCGGGTCCTCGCTGAGCTCGTCAATGAAGTGCCGCGACCCCACATTGACCAGAATCAGCATGATGCCCAGAAAGAGCTTATGGTTGTTGAGAACTTCAAGCATTGTTCAGTAGCGGGAAATATGTTTACATGGGCGTCGTCCTCTTCTTCGCACCCTCCGGCTTCTCCTCCATCCCGTCGCCACTGGCGTATTCCTTCATGTACTCAGTGCCACCCGAGCGGGCGCAGATGATGAGGACCGCGAGGAACAGGGCGAGGGGCTGGCTGACATTGAGGGCGACCCACGCCGTGGCCGCCAGGGCGAGCGCCTTGCCGACCTTGGACTGGACCAGCGGGCTCACGAGACCCGGGAAGAAGCACGTAACAAGAATCACCACGCCAATCGCAACAAGTTCGTTGGTTCCAGACAGACGCATTTTACTACAAACCCTCTATAATTTTCTGCCGACCCAAGAACAAGTGTGGTATGGACTATACCTTGCTCGAGGACGCATACCCCGATGGAGGGGATTTTGAAGAGCGCCGAAAGACAGTCAAGGAGAGCAGGGGCGAGGGCGCGCGCCAAATAAAACGTCAAACGAACCCCGACGCGAGCAAGGCAGTGGCTGACTTGGCGGCCGTCCTGCCCCTGAGCACGGACTCCCCCACGTCCAACTTTGGCGACGGCGGAAAGCAGGTCTACATGTACGCAGGCAAGCAGCGCCCTGCAGGGATTCCTGTTCAAGAGGCCTTCACAGCTCAGTCGGCGGGTGACGACATGAAGATGAAGATGGACAAGATTCTGCAAATGGTGGAACAGAACAAGACGGGCTACGAGCCGAACTCAACCAACGACATGTTCCTGTACATCCTGACGGGCGTGATGTTCTTGTTCACGTTTGATACCTTTGTGATGTTGGGCAAGTCCATGCGTGTTTAACGCGGCACACCCTCCGTTGCCTGAAGGAACGTCTCAAACGACGACACGTCCTCAAACACATTGTCCAGATACTCAATCTCAAACGTCAGGCTGTTCTCACCGCTTCCGAATGTAATCGGAGCGTTGAGAGGGATTGCAGACGTTACGGGAGGATTGGCCGGGACACCGCTGATGTTCGCAAACGGCAAGTGGCGACGGAACGTAATGTGGAAGCGGTCCAGCGTGCCGATGGGGGGGTTGTAGGTCGTCATGTTCTCATCGTAGGTCTGGTCATTGTAGAAAATGGCCGACGTGCTGGTTGTGGATGGCGTCAACTGATTGGTGTTCACAATCTTTGCGAACGCATAGTCCGCGTAGCCCGCGCGGTCGGCACCCGGTGCCGTCTCGTCGATACGGTT